ATCTCAAAAGAAGCACCTAAATTGTTTGCTGAATTTGGATCATTGCCTGGTCCTGCAACACCTGAATCAGATGATGAGTTAATCGCAGGTAAAGTCAAAGTAGCTGCACCAGCAACATTGTGGTACAACATTCTACCAGCATGTGAATCAACAGTTAAAGAAGTTGCACCTGCTCCGATACTTACAGAGTTTCCAGTTCCAACACCTTGAAAACCATTAATTGATTTTACTGGTCCTTGAAATGTAGTTTTTGCCATAATTATATCCTCCTAGTTTTCCGAACATAGTCTCTAGGCCGTCGACTATACGCGTCTATGTTCTGATTTAATTGTATAGTAATTAATTTATATATTAGATTTTAATAAAGCGCAAGAGGGCCTGTGATGTGGATAGGAATTTTCCAACGATGTAGCTTTTTATTAAGTAGCTACAGAAACTTGAGGAGCCGCATCGTCTATTCTATTTTGTGCATTAGCTTTTTCTGCTTCTGCTATTTTAATCTGGCTAATTACTTCTCTGACTTTTCTGTCAATCTTAACCATATCGAGAGTATATCTACCCTCTTTCAGATGCTCCTGCTCCCATTGAAGATCTAGTCCCTTCTTTTGTGTGTAAAGGGTCTCCAGATGTTGCATTATCGCCTCCATTGATAACCTCCTCATAGGTTATTCTTTGTACTCTTGGGTCCATCATTTCTCCAAGATGTTCCCATTTTATATCACCTTTTCCCAATCTGTCAACTATAGCATTTTCTATATCTACTGGGCCATCTAGACAATTAATTATAAAGTCTGCATGATATTGGTAAGCGTTAATTTGTACTCTGAAGTTTTTAGGGTGCATTTTTTCTTTCTATGTTTGAAATGAGGCGGGATTGTGTCCCGCCTCAAATTATTTATTAAGCACCTGGTGATGCGTA